AGCGCGTGGTTTTCACGGCTCATGAATGCCAAGGTATGACATTCCCATCCGTCATCCTTCATTACAATGGTACCAGAGCCGAAGAAATGCTCCTTCAGAAGAGCCCGAACCATCTTGTCGTTGGCCTCACCCGTCACACCAACAATCTCTTCATTCGTGATTGTACTGAAGGCCAGCTTACTACCTTCATCAACGACACCACCCCGCTTAACCTCATTGCCGAACAAAGTAACATCGACTTGCAAGCTGTACGAACTGAACCTCTGCCGAAGTCCGTCGTGGCTGAAAGGATCCCGGATGCTGACATCCCATATTCTTTCACCAAAGCCGAAGTCGGCACAGCTGAGCTCGTAATCAACAAGTACTATCCAGCGGCCGCACCCCGAGAGAACGTTGCCACCACTTCTACCACCCTCCCTGTTGGTGGTGATGCTCATGGTGTTGTGCGCCTCTCTGAACTCGGCGCCGAAGAACTAACCGAAGTTAAGCCCCACAAGGTTCACAGGTTCAAGGTCCCCCAGCGTGTCATGGTCACCAAAGGACACAACAAGCACCTCCTTCTTCGCACTAACCTTGAACGACTCACCCACGCTACTCGGAATATGGACGCCGTCACCTGCCGAAGACTTTCCAAACGTCTTTTCGATAACGTCGCGGATGAATTCGAATGGGAACTACCATCTGACTTCCATCAACGCACGTTCCTCGACGCTATTGAAAAGATGGCTGCACGTGGACATGACATGGAGAAGCTTAACGAGGCTGTTGACTGGAGGGAAAACCACACCAACATGGTCAAATCCTTCCTCAAAGCCCAGCAGAAACCCTGCCTTGGAAAAGATCCCCATACTTCTGACAAGGCCGGGCAGGGCATCTCCGCATGGCATAAGACCCTCAACGTACTCATGGCCCCCTGGGTCCGTGGGCTGGAACAGATCCTGGTCAACCAAACCAAGGGAAACGTTCGCATCATGTCCCAGCTCACAGATCAAGAAGTCATGTCAATCCTCGAGCAGGATGGCCGCCCTGGAGACAAATTCCTCGACAACGACTGGACTCAATTCGACTCGAACCAGAACAACTTAACGCGCGCCATTCTCCAACGCGCCCTCGAAAAGGTCGGCACCCCCCCCCAACTCCTTGAACATTTCTTGACCCAGCTCACCTCCCGGACCATCTGTTGTGAACTGCTTTCACTCCAAGTGAATGACAAGAAAGATTCTGGCGCCCCGCACACGCTCATTGACAATTGTCTGTTCAATCTAGCCATTTGCATGGATCTCATGTCAGGCTGGCATCATCTCTACATCAAAGGTGATGATTCTCTCGCGCGTGGTGAGAACGTTGTTTTCAACACAGAGAGAATGAACTATTACATCTCTAACTGCGGCTTTAGGTTTAAACCCAATGCTGCGGAATCGGGACAATTTGTCAGTTTCATCGTCAACGAGCAAGGTGTCGCCCTGGATCTTTGTCGAGTCACGGCCAAGGTGCTTTCACGTGGTTACACTAACGTGGAAGATTACCGCAAGTACCAAGAGGCTGTCTCCGGCACGCTCATCCCTGTCACTCTCCACCCTGGTGTCAACATGTGCAAGGTCAACTCTCTCCATTACACCAATAAGACGTGCAACGAAGGAGACTTTGATGTCCTCCTTAGTTTCCTCTTCAGGTTTGCACGCGGGGAGATACCTTTCACCGAACTTTACGAGTCCGAGGCCATCTACTACAAGACCGACGCCCCCAACGCCAGCTCCCCACCCCTTCGTCCAGTCAAGCATGCCCGGATCTCCGCCAAGAAGATCCTTTCTGCAACGGGCAGAGCTGTCGTAAATGCATTGTCCTAAGGGTCAATTTCTTCATCTATTCAATCTTCAATCACAAACCAAATTCCAAATTATGCAAGATGACCCGCGTCTCTTCCAAAATCAAATCCCAAAAGCGAACTGGACAGCCCAAGTCCTCCGCTCGCACCGCGCAGCTGGGCAGTGTCATAAAGGCCATGGGCGCACTTTCCATGTTGAAAGCCCGCCCTATGGCAAAGGCACGCCCAAGAACGATGCGCAATGCACCTGCCATCCGCTCCAATCTCACTCGCCCTGATCGTCAGATCGGCGAGGAGTTTTACGGGTTTATCACCGTACCCGCTTCAGCCACTGTAGGACAGAATCTCTTTTCCGTAGAAGTGAATCCGACCAGTTTCTCCAGGCTTGCTGTGTTTGCCTCACAGTACAAGCAGTGGAGGGGTCGCATCACGATGCGAGTAGAGTCACTCGGTAACGCCTTTTCCACTTCATCTGTTTCGGCTGCCTACATCCCTGACCCCGACGTCAACGAACTTCCCCTCGATCCCACCGCCCTTCTTAGAGTAGTCAACTCCTCACCTTCGCAGAGAAATCTGCATCTTCAGGACAAAAACACCATCTCCATTAACGCCAATTGGCAACTTTCCACGAACCCTTGGAAATTCGTTCAAGACACTGATCCGTCTGACCGCTCCAATGGTTTGTTCCTGATTGTCGCTAACGGATCCCCTGGTGCCACTGACATCCCTCTGAAGATTTCCTTCCGGTATGATGTCTCCTTCCAGGGAGCTACCTACTCACCTTTGGAATCTGCAGCACCGACGGTTCTTTCTGCGCTTTATGGCGTCAACAACTACCTCAGTGACGTCCTTTTCACACCCACCACCGGAGCTGCGAACTGGGTCGTCACTGGAACCTCCCTTACTCTGAATTATCCCGCCGGTTCCGTTGCTTCCAAGTATTACGGATCCTGGACCTCCCAGCTTTCATCCCTCCCGAATTCTGCCCAAGTCATGCAGTATGTTCTGCAGGCCACCGCTCCAACGGCCAACGTCGGAAGACAGACCCTTATCGGCCTCGTCATCGGCGCTACTCAGACCGTTTACACCTTCAACGCTATCGTTTCACCAACGGCAGGAACCAACAACTCCTTCCAAGTCATCCCAAGAATTATTGGGCAATAAGCCGATGTTCGCTTAAGATCCTCCCATACGACCCATATGGACTAGGACGCACAATGCACTTGATCACGAAATAACATCTTCCCGTGGTCCTCCTATCAGGAGTAAAAGGG